CGGGCGTAGCCATTGGGGACATGTTGGGCTTTAGGTAGTACTTCTGGCCTTTGTACGTGCGTACTGATGTTGTCGGAATCGGTGCTGTCGTGTACCGGGCGAGAAAGCCTCGCTCCTGCGTCTCCAGGCTCCTGTACGTGTCCGCCACGCTTGTGGGCTTGAATGGCCTAATCCCGTCAGCGTGTGCAGCTCTACGCATAGCCTCCCAAGCTTGAGCCGCCAAGGGATGTAGTTGCCCATAGGGCCGAATCGTTTTGAGCAGATAGGCAGGCAATCGCCCTGGCTGTACGCCTCGCAGGTCAGCAGGTAGTACGACTGGCTTGACCGGGTATTTCACTTGCGTCCGTACCGCGTGTCTTTAGTGTTTGCCCAAGCGTAGATCATTGGCAGCACTGCTGCTAGTCCGGCTTTTAGCGCGCCTTCTACGTTGTAGTTGCTTGTGATAAGCACGGCGACGCTTCCAGCGACGAAAGCTTTCAACCAATCTTCGAGCATCGGTGCCCACTTCATTAGACCTCATTTCTTGGTGTAATAAATCGATCTTCGTCTGGCAAATAAACATCGCCCACGGACGCAAATTGTCCTCTAAATGGTGTGCCGTTACCAGTGTGCTGTGGGTTGGTTTGTGTTACGCCGATGGCCTCACCGTTTTCGTCGTAAATGGTTTCTCCTGCGTAATACGTGTTGTATGACGTGCGCTTGCATACCAAGCCACGCACCCTGCCGTAGTACAGTTCCCAGCCAACACCGTCTACTGCTTCCGTTTCGTCGCGTCCGTAGATGACTTCTACGACAACGTTGTTCTCGTCTAAGAATGCGTAGTGAGCCATGGTTAGAACACCACCGTGTCTGTGCCTGCAGTGAATGTGTATACCCGGTATCCGGCGCGGCTGACTGTTGACACTGAGTATGTCAAGCCTGCACCGATTGAAGTCATTGGGGCAAATGAGTCTGGGTAGGCGATAATCACTACGCCTGAGCCGCCGTTTGCGCCTCCAGGTGTGGTGTTGCCGTTTGAGCCGCCACCGCCGCCGCCACCAAGGTTGGCTGCTCCAGCACCGCCCGATGCTGCAACTGTCGTGTCTTTCCAGCCGCCTTCGCCGCCTTGCGCTCGAGTGACTGATGCCCCAGTAATGCTTGATGCGCTGCCTGCGCCTTGCGCGCCGCCTGCCGGGTTGCCACCTAGGCCACCTGCACCACCAGCGCCGCCGCCACCGCCACCAGTTTCTTGTGTTGCGTTACCAGCACCACCGTTGTTGCCTTGTCCGACTGTGCCAGTGCCACCAGCTTTGGTGAATGAACCGCCACCGCCTGATCCGCCGTTTTCGCCGACCAGATTGCCTCCGCTGTTGCATCCACCGCCACCACCGCCGCCAGTTGACGTGATACTGCTAAACACCGAATTGTTGCCGTTGCCGCCCGATAGCCCAGAGTTATTTGCGCGACCAGCGCCACCAGCGCCAATGGTCAAGGTGATGCTGGCACCGGGCGTTACTGAGAACGATGCAGAAGTTCGGTAACCACCTGCACCACCGCCACCGCCAGAGCCGTTCGTGTTGCGTTGACCGCCACCGCCACCACCGCCAGCCAGCACCAAATACTCAACGCTCGTCGGAGCCTGTTGTGCTCCAGCTGCGACAATTCCGAGTATTGGCATTTACGCGCTCACGTTGCCGAACACCACAGCTGCCGTGGCTGATGTGAACAAAATTGTGGCTGCCGCGTATTGCCCGGTCAGTTTCAATTTGCTGCCTTGGCTGTTGAGCGTTGCTCCAACACCAGCAGCCAGCGTGACTTGACCTGCGCCAAGTTGGATGACGTTTACTGTGTCACCTGCGGAGAACACGCTTGCTGGCACTGTCAATGTAATTGGCGAAGCATTGTTGAGTGTGACGTATTCGCCGACATCGCCGATCACCAATGTGTAGGTAGTACCTGTTTGTGTGTTGGTGTCGAGGTTCCAGCCCATGTTGGCATTGAGCGTGTTGCATTGTGCAGCCGTCAATACTTGTCCGGACGTAAAAGACTGTTTAGCCATACTTGTTCAGCCTACCCCAACACGTTCGTGCCATCGAGTTGTCCGTACACGGCATCGTCCAAAATCAAATTGAACACAACTGTGGTTGGGGCTGTGTAGTACGTAATGCGATGCCCTGACGCAAAATTGATGTTGCCCTCAATGCCCTCGATGCTCAGCTCGGACGTGATGGTTGACAGCCCAGTAATGTCTTTGGTGATCGTGATGGTGTCTCCGATGTCCACGGTGGCAGCCAGCGCTCGCTCGGCGTTGTCAAGCAGGGCAAAGCTGGTGCTGACAGCCGTAAAGCGTGGGGCAGGTTCCGGTTCCAACAGATAATCAGCCAAGTCATCAATCTCGGTTTGCTGATGCAACAAGCTGTTGGTGATCGACTGCGACTGAATGAAGTACGTGGCCTGACTGGTCAAGTCCTCAGCCAACGCGTTCTTGCCATCAAGCGCCTGCACGTACGCGCGATTCAGCACGCCATCAGCGTCAAACTCAATCTCCACGTTGTCATACGGTGTGTTGGTGTTGTCATCGGCAAACGTGATGACTGAGCCGCTTAGGGTGGCTCCGATACGCGGCTGGAACGTGAATACGCCTGACCTGCTCATAAACACTCGGCCCTGTTCAGCCTGGTTGATTTGCGTGATGTAGCCCAGCGTGTTTTGCCCGGCATTGAGCGTGTATGAGCTGTCGTGACCCAGATTGACCGTGCCCACGTCGATAGCCGTGGTGCCTGTGTAATTGACCTCTGGCAACGCTAGAACAGTCTCAATGCGTTCTCCCGAGGTTTCCGCACTCGGGTTGAACGCAGCCATCTGCGTCTGAGCCAGCAGGTAGAAATCGTCCGAGCACTGCACCGCCACCGTGTTAGGGCCAGCCAACGCAAACTCGTAGTTGTAAGCCGTGACGTAGCCGACAAACAGATACTCCGATGATCGGCTCAGCCTGACTCGACGCATAGGTGCAAGCCCGGGCTTGTCGTTGCTCGGGTCGTAATAGGGGCTGGCAGTGTCATACGGCCCGAGAATGCCTGTCTCGTCGGTCATGCGGAAGCTCATCGTCCCGGCACCAAACTGATCGTCAATGTTGCGGCGACCTCGCTTGTAGGCAACCTCGGTCACATACTCAGTGATGTCTGCGTATGTCGTATTAGGGCCAAGCGTGTAGCTCGTATTGTTTAGCACGCCCTTGGTTGCGTCATCCAACCTGAATGAGTTGTAGTCAAAGCCTGTGTCAAGCTCGAGCAGGTAACTACCTGATTGGACAACGCTGGCAGCCATGGTTACGCAATCTGTACGTCAAGTGGGCCGCTGCGACGGTTGTACTGTTTCAACGCATTGACAATCGTGTCACCTAGTCGTTCATCGGCAATGGTGCTGTTGACCGTCACGTTGTACACAGCCTGCTTTGGCGCGTATGCCGCGTCCAGCATGGCTGGTACTTCGTAGAAGCGGCTCTTGGGGTCATACACCGAAGGGTCAAACGGCTGCACCATCATCTCACCGCCGCCACCACCACCGCGACTGCCACCGCCACCGCCACCTGATGGGGCAGGCAACGTGACCGGGGCAATAGCCGGGATGCTTGGTACTTGAATCATGCGCTCCACTCGATCAGGGCCAGCCGCTGTACCAGCAGCACCGCTAGCAGTGCCACCGCTACTGATGTTGAAACGTGGCAGGTTGATGTCGCCTAATTCCCCGATGTTGACACCCGGCAGCAGGTTTAGTCCTTTGATGACAAGGTTTATCATGCTGACGTACGTGTTGGCGATGCTCTCAAAAATGCCGATAATGAAGTTGCCCATGGTGGCAAATGCGTTTTTGACGCTGCCAGTCTTAGCGACCAGCACACCAAAGCCAGCCACCAACAGCGCCACAGCCGTAACGACCAAGCCGATTGGGTTAGCAGCCATCGCAAGGTTCAACGCCAACTGCGTCACCGTGATGACCTTCATGACTGCGTTCAATGCGAGAATTGCCCCGGCAAGTGAGCCGACCACAGCCATGACCGCTAGCACTTTGTCAGTGTTGTTCTGTACGTATTGCGCAAAGCGTTGCAGTACCGGGAGCAGGCGCTCGAGGATGGGCAGAAATGCTGCACCGATTGATTCCTTGGTTTCGCCAATAGTGAGCGATAGCCGTTTCATTTGACCTTCAGCGCTGTTGGCAGCCACAGCTGCTGATCCGCCGACCGTACCAGCCACAGCAGCAAACACCTCATCCAGTGACGCGCCTTCTTTGATAAGGCTTCGTACCGAAGGCAGCAACGTGCCCAGCGCCTTGGTATTGCCACCGTACGCCTTAGCAATGGCATCCGTAGCCGTGCCCAAATCAACGCCAGTAGCTGCAGCAACGTCAAGGGCCAGTGTCAGGCCATCCTGTGCCGAAGTCATCTCCCCGGTCACCTGGACAAGAGAGGCGAGGGCTGGGCGTAG